CCTGGAAGTGAAGTTCACCGCCGGGTATGTGCTGCCCAAGGACGCGACCGAGGATGAGCCGTCCGATCTGCCGGAGGACATCGTGGCGATTGTGTGGGGCATCGCGGAACAGGAGTTCTCCATCCTGCGGAACGGCGCTCAGGGCCTTGCGGCTTTCTCCATCTCCGACGTGTCGTGGACCTTTGACAAGGAACCCCGCGCCTCCTGGATGGAGACCCTGGCCCACTACATGAGGTGGTGAGCCTATGCAAGTCCGTGACAATGTACTGCCGCATCTGCGGCGGGTCAAGGCCGAGCTGGAGAAGCTGAACGGCACCCGGATAAAAATAGGCATCCAGGGCAACGCCGACAGCGAGCTTCTGATGATTGCCCGTGTCCATGAGTACGGGGCCACCATCACGCCCAAGGCCACCCGGAACCTCTGCATACCTATCCACAAGGACAGCTACGACAAAAGCCCCAGGGACTTCCAGGACCTCTTCTTTATCCGGTCCAGGGACGGCTACCTGTTCGGCGTCGTAGCCAAAAAGGGACGGAGGGATAAGGATAATCCGAATAACCTCAAGTTCCTGTTCCTGCTGCTGCCCTCCGTCACCATACCGGAGCGCAGCTTCATCCGAGCGGGCTTCGACCACAACAAGAACAAGCTGGCCGAAATCGTCCAGAATGAGGTTGCCCGCATCTGGCAAGGTCAGCAGACGGCGGACGGGGCCATATCGTGGATAGGCGGGCAGGCCGTGGGCCTTATCCAGCAGTTTATGAGCGACGCGAGCAACTTTGAGCCGAAAGGAAAAATCCAGAGGGAGCGCTATCCGTCCTATGCGGACAGCCCTCTCATGGTGACCGGACGGCTCCGAAATTCGATCACGTGGGAGGTTGAGGAATAATGGGCGTCCCGTTCAAAATGGCGCAGCCCATGATACCGGGCGGCCTGCTGCATACCATGTACGAGGTCCAGGCGGGAGGCCACTACGACCAGGATAAGGGCGGCCAGTGGGTAGCCGGTGAGCCTGTGCGCGTCCCCTTTGAGGGCGCGGTCCTCCCTGTGAGCGACAAGGACCTACGGCGTGAAATCACCGGCACCGTGTCCGATCTGAGCGAGAAAATCTATACCAACGGCCATGCGCTCCAGGTGGGAGCACAGGTCTATGACCCTGACAGCGGAAACACCTACACCGTGACCCAGGAGCTGGGCCACAACAGCATCCACCCGATGAAGCGGTATCTGGTAGAGGCCAGAACCGGCGCGGCGCCGAAAGGGGGCGGTGGGGCGTGAGTTTCGTGACGAAGCGGAATGCCCTCATATCCGCGCTTCATAAGGCCGTGGGCGTCCCGGTCCTGCTGGCCTCCCAGGTCCAGCCGGAGGCAGAACCCCCGTTCATCGTCTACTCAGTGACCGCAGACTACATCCCGGACGGCGGCCTGGGCAACTACTCGCTGGGTGAGGGTGCGACGCAAGACGATCTGGTGGAGGTCCGGGAAGAGCAGCCCACCGCCACCCTGTCATTTACTGCTTGCAGCGTGAACCGCTGCTACGACGATAAAGGCTCCCAGGTGCAAGTCCTGGGTGCAGATGAGGCCCTGGAGCTGGCAACGCTGGCCCAGGGCTTTTTCCTGCATACCGGGAGAGACGCCATAGCGGGGGCCGGTTTCGTCGTTGTTGATGTCACCAACGCCACCAGCCGGGACGCCCTGGAGCTTGACGAAATGGGCCGCCGGTTCGGTTTCGATGTCCGGCTCCGGTACACCCGGACCGACGCGGCGGCCATCAGCAAACTTGAGAAACCCACAATCAAAGGAAACGTAAAGGAGTGATTTTAATGCCGAAAGACGTTGTTGTGGTCGTGAATATCGACGCCAAGCCCAGCGGAACGGAGAACCTGGACATTCTGCTGCTGTCCACCGAGGGCGCTAAGGACGTGGCCGTCTACTGCGATCTGGACGTCATCAAGGAGGCGTTCACCGGGAAAAAGGTCGCTGCTATGGCCGAAGCCCTGTTTGAGCAGGGCAAGACCACCCTTGCGGAGACCCTTATCCGCAAAGTGAAAATCGCCGGTATCGCTGCCCCCTCCGGGAGCGGTGAGACCGAAAAGGCATCTGCTCTGGTGCAGGCCGTGGAGACCCTGCGGGAGACCGATGATGATTGGTATATCCTGCTGACCGACCAGGACGGCGATGAGGCCGTGAAAGCCCTCTGCGCCTGGGCCGAGGCTACCGAGCCTACCGAAGCGGAGCTGGGCGCGGGCGAGGAAGACCACCGCAAGCTCTACTTTGGGCGCACTCAGAACAAGAGCCTTGCCGTCACCAACCGCCGGTCCATCGTCATCTACGGGGACCAGGATGAGGAATACCCCGACGCCGCCTATGTGGGCAACGTGGGTCCGTTCTATCCTGAGAGCGTAACGTGGAAGTTCAAGCGGCCCCAGGGCCTCACCGTCCCGGACCTCACCAACGCCGAGCGCGACGCTCTGGAAGAGGCCAACGTGAACTTCCTGACCGTCGAGTACAAGCGGGAGTATGTGAAGAACGGCGTGTGCGCCGACGGCGAATTTATCGACGTCCAGATGGGCGCTGACTACATCGCCAAGAACATGAGGGAAAACCTCTACGACATCTTCCTGGAGAACCCCACCATTGGCTACACCGACGCGGGCTTTGCCCTGGTCGCTGCCGGTGTGTTCTCCGCCCTGAACCGCGCTACCGACCTGGGCATTATCGCCCTGGACCCGGAGAGCGAGCAGGGCGTCTTTACCGTCGTAGTCCCCAAGCGGTCCCAGGCCACCGACGAAGAGGCCCGCGCCCGGCAAATGCCGGACATCACCTGGGAGGCGCAGCTTGAGGGCGCGGTCCACACCGTCAAAGTCAAGGGCGTACTGCGGGCCACCCTGAGCGCGTGAGAAAGGAGCGTAATTCATCATGGCTAAAGGCATCGAAGTTGCGAGCTATGACCCTAAAAAGGTCAACGTCATTGTCGGGGGCCGCACCATCACCGGCTTTGCTGCTGATGGTGTCGTGTCC